GACTGCCTCGGCGCTGGCAAACTGCTTGTCCATCAGGTCCAGCTGGAACTGGTTATCCAGCTTCTTCTCGCGCAGTCGCATCCAGGTCGTCGCGAGGCTGCCGACCATGCCGAACAAGCCGCCAGACCCAGCGTTAAAAAGCAGTTCCGTGAACCAACTCATCAAAAAAGGCGCTGGCGTTAAACGGGAACGCTCGGCCAATTAACATCGAACGGGAATCCGGCCTGATCCGGTACGTCGCGCAGCGCTTGACGATAAGCCGCCCACTTCGCTTTGGCCACGTTGTCGAGCGGAGTGTCGTCGACCTGCGTCCAGTCGCATTGCGTCAGCCGACTGTTGCGGTCATGCCTAACGTGCTCGATCTTGTCCTTGGTCTCCTTAGCGATCTCGGCGTCTGTCTTGTAGCGGTAGACGCGAGTTTCTACTACCTTGTCGGCCAGCACTTGGACGATGGTCTTGTCGAGCACTTCTCCACCGTTGTCGATGGTCTCATAAGGCAACCAGCCTAGCGCGCGCAATCCTTTGTCGTCCATGTAACACAGTCCAGACACGTTCCGCCAGCCGTTAGGCACTGAGCGTGGACCGTCAATGACTTGTCCGTTTTCGGTGTGTGCGTATTTCATAATTCAACGACGGCTTTGCGCAGTTCCTCCATAGGATGGCCCCATTGACCAAAGACGCTCTGACGGAACAGCATCATCGAGTCGTAGTAAGGCGTTTTCGGTCCCGGCAAAGCGTAGAGGTAATAGGCCATGACTGGGATGACGACCCAGGTCTTGACCCCCATTGCGGCAGACAAATGCGAGACCGACGTGCAAGAGCTGATGACGAGATCGCAGGACGCAACGGCGCGCTGGGTGTCCGTCCAGCTATCAAGCGGGACAGTCTCGACCCAGTCAGGCTTGGCGTCGAGATCGGCGTCGCGTTGCAGCGAGATGAACCGCACGCCGTCGCGCTTCACCGCGTCGAAGAACGGCGCAGGCGGGAACAGCTTGTGATGCTCCCTCTCGAACTGCTTGTTACCAGACCAGCGCAGGCCAATCGTTAATCCTTTGTGGGAAACCTTGGGTCGCGGAACGTAAGGTGTGCCGACAATATCGCTTAACTCTAGCCCGAGCGGAACCGGCGCCGACATAGCCGGAAGCCAGTAGTCGTGATACACGCCAAACTCTGCGCCGTGCTGGACGACGGCAGACACGCCAGCAATGTCCTTGAGCAACGCGCACAGACTGCCGCTGGACGATAGCACCACCTTGCAGCCGCGTTCGACCAGATTGGCCGTGTACCGCGCTTGATGAATCTGATCGCCTAGACCGCCTTCTAGGCGCAGCAGCACCGTGCCGACTTGACCGTTCCAGAGCGGCTGCGGCGTGTTTGGCGGCGCGTCACCAATAATCTTGGCACGTCGGCCCAGTTGCTGGAGACGGTATCCGAGTTGAATGTTGCCCTTCATCAGCTCATACCATCCGCGATTATACGCGGCGCGAGAGTCGTCGGGTCGTTCGACGGCCAGCTTGTCAGCGATGCGCTGGCCTTCGGCAAAGTTGCCTGTAACCGAAGCGGACAGTTGGAGGTCGAGGTCGTCAATCTGCGGCAGCGTGGTCGGCTTGTCGCGCCAAAACTCAGGATGGCAAAACTGCGAGTAGTGGTAGCCGAGAACGTCCTTGGCCGACTGGTTGTGCTGCCGTGCTAGTTTCGGCTTGATGTCGTGCATACCAGCATAGCCGTGGATAAACTCGTCGTTTTCCTTTACGCTCGATCCGTCGATGTGGTCTAGATCGTAGTCAAACGGCGGTAGGTCAAGAAAGGCGTGGATGCGGTCTAACTCGCGCTTCGGGTTCGCCAGCAAGTCCTCATACTCCACGAACAAAAAGCACTCGGGAAACGCACGGTATCCGGCCTCAAGCGTTTGGTACGCGGCTTTCAAGTGCGTGAACAGTTCGCCCTTTTCGACGAACGCGGTAAGGTTGTCTGGCTTGGCTACGCGCACAAACGAGGCAGCGCAGTCAGGCACGCTGCGGACTGTTGCGATGATTTTAGGCTGACAACCGAGCACCTGAGCCATTGAGCGGATAATCACCGGAACGGGCCATCCGCGACTCTTGTCGATGACAACTGGCTTGGTGGTTTCCTGCGCGTGAAACGATGTCGCAACTACGCGCATCGCGTGCTCAAGCTTTTTGCGCTTTGGGTCGCTGTCGTTTAGCAGCGGCGCGTTCTGCCATGTATTAGCCAGCCCGTCCAGCGCGTGTACCAGTCCCGAGGTCGTCGAGACGTGGGTGTTCGGGTTTTGATTGAGGACGGCTGCGAGGACGGTCGATCCAGAACGCGGCAGGCCGGAAAGCAAGTGGAGCGATTGGGTTGGCAAATTATTCCTCGGTGATGGCTGCGGTGTGGGCGCCTCCCGCTGCGACGCTTAGCCACGTTGTTAACGCTCCGACTTGGACGGGAGATGAACGTCTGGTAAGGTCTCCTAGGCCGAGTTGGCCGTTGGTGTTGAGGCCAAAGGTCCACAGCGTTCCATCAGTCTTGATCGCTGCGTTGTGGTAGAATCCCGCTGCGACGCTTAGCCACGTTGTTAACGATCCAACTTGGACGGGAGATGAACGGTAGTTAACGTCTCCTAGGCCGAGTTGGCCGTTGGTGTTGAGGCCAAAGGTCCACAACGTGCCGTCGGTTTTGATTGCTGCGGTGTGGGCGTTTCCCGCTGAGACGCTTAGCCACGTTGTTAACGCTCCGACTTGGACGGGAGATGAACGGTTGGTAACGTCTCCTAAGCCGAGTTGGCCGAAGGCGTTGAAGCCAAAAGTCCACAGCGTGCCGTCGGTTTTGATCGCTGCGGTGTGGACGTTTCCCGCTGCGACGCTTAGCCACGTTGTTAACGATCCAACTTGGACGGGAGATGAACGGTAGTTAACGTCTCCTAGGCCGAGTTGGCCGAATTGGTTGCGGCCAAAGGTCCACAACGTGCCGTCGGTTTTGATTGCTGCGGTGTGGGCGTTTCCCGCTGAGACGCTTGACCATGTTGTCAACGCTCCAACTTGGACAGGAGATGAACGGTTGCTACGGTCTCCTAGGCCGAGTTGGCCGACGTTGTTGTTGCCAAAGGTCCACAGCGTTCCGTCGGTTTTGATCGCTGCGTTGTGGTTGGCTCCCGCTGCAACGCTTAGCCACGTTGTTAACGCTCCAACTTGGACGGGAGATGAACGGTTGGTAACGTCTCCTAGGCCGAGTTGGCCGCTGGTGTTGAGGCCAAAGGTCCACAGCGTTCCGTCGCTTTTGATCGCTGCGGTGTGGTTGGCTCCCGCTGCAACGCTTAGCCACGTTGTTAACGCTCCGACTTGGACGGGAGATGAACGTCTGGTAAGGTCTCCTAGGCCGAGTTGGCCGTTGGTGTTGAGGCCAAAGGTGTAGAGTTCATACTCGGGTTCACCAGCCGCACCACCCGCCCCCATCATCAGTCGTTGACTAGTCGGGTCCATGTTAGTTGACGTAGTCTACCAACGCAGCGCCGCGCCAAGTTGTGCCGGCATCATCGGTCACGAAAATGAAGATGTGAGTCTTGCCAGCCGTCAAGGTTGGTGCCGTGTCCGCAGGCCACTTGACCGCAGCAGGCCAAGTCACCGCGCCGGATGTGTGAGTAAGTTCCAATGTAAACGCGAATGCTCTGGTCGCTGGTGCGTTGCTGAAGGTAAAAGTCGAGTCTGCCGCAATCGTCTTCGTGAAGTAGTTTCCATTCGCACAGTCTACGTCTAGCGACGGAACGGCAACGACGTTCTGCGCGTAGTTGCCTGAGATGTCCAGGCGTGCGGCAGGCGCAGTCAGAGCAATGCCGATGCGATCGACTGAGGCGTCACCGAACAGAAGATGCGTCTGCGTATCGCCCTCGAAGCGGAAGTCCTTGTCGGCTCCTGCCTCGTTAAACGTAAACGTGCCGCCGTCAAAGCCAACATCGCCGGTCGCGGTTATACTAGTGAACGCGCCTGTGCTGGCAGTCGTTGCGCCGACCGAAGTCCCGTTGATCGATCCGCCCGTGATCGAAACATTGCTGCTGTCCTGCGAGGAGATCGTGCCGAGTGAAGGCTTTCCGGTCAGGTCAGCATAGGTGCCAGAAGTTGCGACGGTTGCTAGTCCGCTGACCTCACTCGCAGCGATGGCAATCGTGATGCTTGCCGCAGTCGTGAGGCGACCCTTCGCATCGACGTTGAACTGCCCGACCTGAGTCGCGCTGCCGTAAGTGCCAGCCGCAACTGTCGTGTCCGACAACGCGAAATAAAGCGTGCCGCTGGTGGTAATCGGTCCGCCAGTCACCGAGATATCAGCCGATCCTTGAGCCGTGACGCTGGTCACCGTGCCGCCTGCATCCAGCGCAGACAAGGTGCCGCCGACGTAGGACAAACCAGTACCGACCGTGACCGGCGAGAAACCGCCTGAGCCGTTGCCAGCTAGAATCGCCGTGCCACTCGTAGCCGGTGCGA